CGAGCCGACCGACATGGTGCCGTTTGCGTTTTTCTGCCCAGACCCAGAGCCGCACGCCATGTTTGGCATGTCGATCGCTGACCTGACGATGGACATACAGCGGATCAAAACTGCCGTGCTGCGAGCAAGCCTTGATAGCCTGGCGATGAGCACGCACCCGCGTGTCGGCATTGTAGAAGGCCAAGCGAGCCTAGAAGACGTGATGAATGTTGAGGCCGGCGGCATTATCCGCATGCGGCAGCCTGGCGCGGTACAGCCTTTTACGCTCCCGTATGTCGGGCAGCAAGCGTTCCCGATGATGCAATATTTAGATGAGATGCGCGAAAACAGAACCGGCATCAGTCGCGCTGCAGACGGGTTAGCACCAGATCAACTGCAATCGAGCACGCTGATGGCCGTGCAGCAGACGATCGCTGCCGCTCAGCAACGTATCGAGATGATCAGTCGGTTGTTCGCTGACGACGGCATGAGTCGGCTGTACAGAGGCATTCTCAAACTTATTACCCAATACCAAGACAAGCCGCGAATGATTCGGCTGCGCAATCAGTTTGTGCCGATGGCCCCTGACGCTTGGAACGCCAACATGGATGTCGTCAGCAACGTGCAACTCGGCCGAGGCAGCGACATGGAACGCATGAACATGCTGCAGCAGGTTGCCCAGAAGCAAGAAACGATTATGCAGCAGCTTGGCCCTGACAACCCTATGGTGTCGCCGACTAACTATTACCAGACGCTGACGCAGATGTTAGAGCTATCGGGTTTCAAAGATATCAACCGATTCTTCACTGACCCTACTGCCGCGTTGCAAGCGCAAGCGCAACAACCCCCTGAAGAGCCACAGCCAGACATCAATCAGCAATTGATTGAGGTGCAGATGGCTGAGATTCAATCGAACATCCAAAAGAAAACCGCCGAACTGGCCCTAGAGCGCGAAAAAATGATCCGAGAAGACGATCGCCGTCGCGACAAGGACGAGGCAGATTTTGCATTAAAGGCGGCAGAGATAGCTGCGCGATTCGGTGCCCAAGTTGATACGGCGGCCATTCGCGCGGCAGCGGAACGAGATCGAGAAGGAATGAGAACGTTAGCGAGCACAACCAATGGCACGAACCAGAGAGCAGCACCTGTCCAATCTCCAGCAAATGTTCAACGACCCAGATTTTGAAGTGCTGTTAGAGCGAGTGAAAGCAGACCTGTTTGAACAATGGCAACGCGAGCCAAAGCCAGACCACAGAGAAGCGATCTACCACAAGATGGCTGCCCTCGATGTGTTGGTCAATGACATGCGCGCGGCTGCCGATTCGATTGAGTTTGAAAAGCAGAGGAGCGTGTTAGGTGAGTACTGATGATAAAATGAATGTGGATATCGACCCAGATTTGGGCATATCAACAGCGCAAAGCGCAATTCTCGACATGATGACCTCGTCAGATGACGACAAGTCGAATGATTCAGATGAGCGCGTTGACGAGTCCCAAGTCGAAGAAATTGAGACAGAGGGCGAGGCACAAGAGGAGTTTGCAGACGAAGACGCAGAAGCGCTCGATGCAGACGATACAGATGCCGACCTGGATGACGATGAGCAAGAGTCAGAAGAACTTGCCGCCGCTGAAACATACACCGTCAAAGTTGCCGGTGAAGATGTTGAAGTTGAGCTAGACGAGTTATTGAACGGCTACTCGCGTCAATCAGACTACACCAAAAAGAGTCAGGCACTCGCGCAGGAACGTTCTGCATATCAGCAGGAACGTGATGCTGTAACTCTTGAGCGTCAGCAATATGCCCAACTTCTAGGGGCACTGCAGCAACAACTAACTGTGACCGATGAACCGGCTCCTGATTTCGACCGTCTCTACGAGGAAGACCCGATAGAGGCAACCAAACTAGAGCGCAAGTGGCGAGAAAAAACGGCTGCCAAGCAAGAAAAATTGCAGGCCATTCAGCTAGAACAGCAGCGAGTAGAGGCTGCTAATCAGCAAATGTTCCAGGCAAATATGCAGCAGATGTTAGCGGAAGAGGTAGGGAAACTGCCCAGCGTTATACCCGAATGGCGTAACGATGAAACCGCAAATCGCGAGCGCGAGGAGCTACGGCAATACTTGCTTGATGCAGGTGTTGCAGAAGAGGAGATGCAAAGTTTAGTGCGCGCGAATCATATCGCCGTACTGCGCAAAGCCATGCTCTACGACAAAGGCCAGACCCGCGTGAAAAACGCGAAGAAAGGAAAGTCGAAATCGGTCAGGCCAGGAGCCAAAAGTGCTCAACAACGGCCAACGAGTAAGTTGCAAAAGAACGCCCGTCAACGTCTTGCAAAAAGTGGTCGTATCGATGATGCGGCTGGACTCATTGAATCAATGCTATAGGACTGACAATGGCAATCGTTACAAACACATTCACTAAATATTCGGCCGTAGGTCTAAGGGAAGACCTGTCCAATATTATTTATAACATCTCTCCGCAGACCACTCCGTTTGTGTCAAACATGACCAAAAAGCGAACGGTCTCTAACACGTTTTTTGAGTGGAACACAGATTCGTTATCTGCTGCCTCTGCTAACGCGCAAATCGACGGCGACGATCTCGGCTCTTTTACGGCTGTCACTGCGACGTCTCGCTTGGGGAACTACAGCCAGATATTACGTGGAGATTTCATTATAGCCGACAACCTTGGCGGCACGCTTGACTTGGCCGGTAGAAATTCTGAGATTTCCTACCAACTCGCCAAAAAAGGCAACGAACTAAAACGCGATGTCGAATATAACCTGACAGGAGTTAACCAGGCTGCGGTCGCTGGCAACAACACCACTGCTAGGAAGACGGCTTCTCTGTCTGCGTTTTTGCGCACAAACACAAGTCGAGGCAGCGGTGGTGCAAACCCCACCGTCTCGTCTGGTGTGGTTAATGCCGCAGCGACCGATGGTACGCAACGCGCCATAACAGAAACGTTACTGAAAACCGTTTTGCAAAGCGTCTGGACAGAGGGCGGCGAGCCAAAGATGGTTCTGTGCGGACCTCATGTCAAAACGGTGATCTCTGGCTTTGCTGGTATCGCGGCTCAGCGTTACATGGCTCCCAGCGATAGTCCTACAACTATCATCGGAGCAGCAGACGTTAACTCAGAACTAGGCGTCGCCGCGTAGGAATGCGCGGGCAATAAGGTGGTGAACTCAGTGAACATCTCTCGACAGACAATACTGAGCCAAGCTCGCGAAAGCGAGAAGGTGCAACGACTATCCCGAAAGGGAGTAGGGCCAAGCGGCTCGAAGCGCCACCCATCCAGAACGGATGAAGATATAGTCTCATCTGCATGGCGACATGCAGCAGCCCAAAAGGGCGGGAACGAGCTAGCGACTCGTTTTGAAGAATCCTGCTACATGAGTGATTTCGGAAGTGTGCAGATTACTCCGTCCAGATTTTCACGGGCACGGGATGCGTACATCATCGATCCTGACCTGTGCGAACTGGCTACGCTGCGACCCATGCAAAGCGAAGAACTCGCGAAGACTGGTGACGCAACCAAGTACATGCTTCTGACTGAGGTTGGTCTTCAGATCAACCAAGAGGCTGGACTTGGTGTAGTCGCTGACTTGTCTACAAGCTAGGGGCTTAACGTGGATCGACGCACTTTGGACATTGACGCCTTGCTCGGCACCCGTACTGATTTCATTTATGAAACTAACGGGATTGGCCTAAAAGGCGACAACATCATTATCTCTGAAACCCAAGATGTCACAGACATCATTGAGGCAAATAGACGGTCGGCGAATGAAACTGATCGTCACACACCTCACGGAGAATGGTCCAAGGTCGCGTCGATACCACTCACAATTTATTACGACCTCAAGCGTCAAGGCATTACAGAGGATCAGACGCGCATGAAAAAGTGGCTGAATGATCCTGATAACAAATATTTTCGCACTCGGGCTGGTCGTCTCTAATGGCGATTACGACATACGCTGAACTGCAGTCTGCAGTGGCAGATTGGCTTGACCGAACAGATTTAACTGCAGCGATCACTAATTTCATCACCATTGCAGAGTCAGAGTTTAATCGCACGATTCGGCATCGGAAAATGATTACGCGCGCTGACGCGACGATCGATTCTGAATACAGCGCGACACCAGCAGACTGGTATCAGACCGTTTCGCTTATTTTAAAGACCGACCCTGTGTGCTCGTTGGAATATGTGACCAATGAGGCCATGAACGCACTGAAAGAGTCAGGCAGCGCGCCTGGCAAACCACTCTACTACTCGCACGTCGGCACAGAGATTCAAGCCTATCCAGCACCAGACGGGACTGGGTACTCGGGTGAGCTTGTCTACTACGGGTCAG